GTTTGCTGCGTTGCTGCTTGCAAAAGCAAGTCCGTCATTACCCACAACAAACTCAACTGGTGTTACACCGTTCTTTGCACATAATTCTTTTTCACTGCTTTTGATAGCACGGCTTGCATTTGTAACATCTGCAAATTCAACACCGATGCCACCGCAAAACATTTTCATTCCGCCGCCTGTGCCTGTTGATTCAATAACGGGGGTTTTAAAGCCTGAATCTTGTCCAAACTTTTCTGCAACAATTGTTGCAAATGGATATACTGTACTTGATCCTACGATTGAGATTTGATCACGTGCGAACGCACTTGAAGAAAAAGCTGCGATTAAAGCAGCGTATAATAGAGTTTTTCTCATTACTCACTCCTAAATAAAAAATTAAATGGATGACGTATCAGCCATCCATTATTAAAAGTATATCATAGGAATGTTACAATTTTATTACACACTAGTAAGATTGTGCCAAACGCCATTTTAAATAAGCAAGCGATTCGATTGGCTCATATTTTGAAGGGTCATTCGTTAAATTCTTAACAATAGTCCCAGGAGTCGGATCGACAAAATGTGGCATACTATATCGTTCTTGATGTATATGAGTATTTACAACTCTATGCTTAGTGCTTACAAAATAATCATTAGTCCAACGTTGCAGTAAGTCTCCAATGTTGACTACGACACCACCCTCTGCATAGGGAACAGGATGCCAGACACCTCCTAAATCCTGTACTTGAAGCCCAGGCACATCATTAATCTGCCATAGCAAGGTGATGGTGCCGTAGTCGCTATGTTCACCAATACGCATTTGCTTGTCCTCTAGTGGACCAGTGTACGCAGGGTAGTGAATTACTCGTGTTGTATTATAAGGATTTTGATGCGCATCTACTAGTGTAGTGCCGCAGTCTAAAATAGTATCAAATTTCTCAAGTATACGCAGAGTTAAATCATCTGCAATACGAATAGTTTCTAATCCTGTTGTACGAATGTCAACTTCTGTAGGCCATAACGCTTCTGGCATACGAGTATTGTTGTAGTTGAAACTTTCTTTCATGTCTTTAGGAGCAGTTGGATCTACATTTTCTGCGCCCATAACACTATATCCGAGATTGTTTTCTGCTTGGTATGAATACTGTTTTTTAGTATCCAAGTCTAGTTCAAAGAACTGCTTCATATAATCAAACCAGTGATGCATAGTTTTTTGATCTTGTTGGTTTAGTGTATTAGTAAAAACAGCGAAGCCCACAGTTGTGTAGGCTTCGCGAATCTCATCCAATACTGATTCACTTTTGAAATCAATTACTGGAATCATTACTTAGGTACCGTTGCGTCAATACCCTCAACATAATACATCATACTATTAAGATGTGCATCATCAGCAACAACGCCGTTTGCAAGTTGCAGTTTACCGGTGTTGTCTTTAATTGGGCCTGTAAATGCAAAGTATTTACCATCAGAGATTGCTTGTTTAATCTCAGCAGCTTTCATCTTTACATTTTCGGGCATATTAGTAAATGGTGCCATTTGTACAGCATCTTCATTCATATGACCAAAGTAATCCTCAACTTGCCAGTTACCATTAATTACCTGTCCTACTTTCTTAATGTAGTAAGGACCCCAGTTGTCAATGGTTGCTGTAAGTTGTGCTTTAGGAGCAAACTTAATCTGATCACTTGCTTGACCAAACCCCAACTTGCCTTTTTGTTGTGCAGCCTGCAATGGAGCAGGACTATCAGTGTGTTGTGCCATCATGTCACAACCTTCTGCCATCATAACGTTCGCAGCATCTGCTTCTTTACTAGGATCATACCAAGTGTTTACCCAAATGATGTCAATGTCAATTTTAGGATTTACACTCTTTGCGCCCATGTAATAGGTGTTAATTTCACGGATAACTTCTGGAATAGGATATGCACCAACATAACAAATCTTGTTTGTCTTTGTCATTAGTCCTGCAATAACACCTTGCACATGACGTGCTTGATACAGGCGCAAGCCATAGGTGCTCATGTTGTCTGCACGTTTGTAACCTGTTGCATGTTCAAACTTTACGTTTGGAAAGTCTTTTGCGACTTTAAGCATCGGCTCCATGTAACCAAAACTGGTTGCAAAAATAATATCTGCACCATCTTTTGCCATCTGACGAATCACACGCTCTGAATCAGGGCCATATTGTACACTTTCAGCATAAAATGTTTCTACTTTGTCGCCAAAGGCTTCTTCTACTTGTTGACGACCAATGTCATGACGATACGTCCAACCATGATCACCAATTGGTCCGACATATACAAAACCCACTTTTACAGGGTCAGCTGCAAAAGCAAACGAGGACATAAGTCCAATAAACATACTGATAACAACAGTATGAAATAATTTTTCAAAATAACGCATTTTAGTTCCTTTATTAAGCTAGTGCCCTAATCCGCTCTACAAGACGGTCGGCACGGTTAGTTACTTGTCGATACCATCGAGAATCGACCATTTCATCAGCGGCACGATTCCAATCACGTGCATCTACACCTGATTTCATACCTTTGAACTTAGAGAGACGAGGACGTCCCATATTAAACATCATATTAGCTATGACCCTTTGAGCTTCTTCTGGCAAATCGTTAAAATCTGGGTATAGCTTGTTGCAGTCTGACAAGACTGTTTCGATATCTGATTCGAAGGCTTCAACGACTCTATCGTTATCGACTGGCGTTCCGACTGGTAATCCGGATTCGGGGTCGTCATCGCGAACAAGATGACCAATACCAAAAGTAGCAAGACCGAGGTGGTCCAGATATATTTCGTGCACTTCACCTTCATCAGCTGCAATTTCCTCTCTTAATTTTTCAATATTCATATACGTTCCTTTCTATTGTTTTAAAATTGTTTTTTCTATCTAAGAATTTATACTCTAACTTTTCTAGGTTAAAAACTTCTAATTCTTTAAACATGTGTTTTGGTTCAAAATCTTTACAGCTATAAATATCAAGTTGTATTACTGCAGGAATAGCCTCGTCCCAACTATGAAACGCTATATGACTGGTTTCAATAATAACTATACCTGTTAAGCCTCTATTACCAACCTTATCAGAATAAGCAACAATTGGTCCTTTTAAAAGCTTCATATCTATTTTAGAAACTAAAGAAGTAAGCCACATAGAACACCAAGAAGTACTAGTAGGAGGGTTTAAAACCTCAGCCCTCACAAGTAAGTGCTTATGTACAAGATCAGTCATATCCTTTTTTCTCGTGAAGTTTACGCATATAGTAGTCTAAACGATCCTCGTCCATTACTTTTCTCTGACGTTCTGTTTTTTTAAGTTCCTGTTTGTCAAGCACAGTAACTTTTTGTGTCCAGTTATCTCTTTTTATAGGAATAACCTGACAGATTGGCGTACCAGCAGGAATAATAACGGGTTTTCCTCCAGGCTCTAAATCAGTATGAAGAAAGGGAATGTTAACCACATTATGGTATGCGTCAGAGTCTACTAGACCTGTAAGGGGAATGATAGGAGATTCTAGTCGATTAATGCAAGGAAGATAAAGTACCGAATAGTCTTTAGGTGTTTCAATAATCCAAGGATTCATATATTTAAGAATAGTCATATTCTCAAAAGCAGAACCTTTTACTTGAGATGAGGGGTGAGATTCAATAGGTTTCCATCTTTTTGTGAGCATTTCGTGATGATCATCAATATAAGGAAGATGAACAACACCGTCAGAAGTTAATTGAATAATAACATCCATGTGAAAAAGCATAGTGTAGCCAGCAGTCATAGCATCTAAAAAAGGCATACAGCGCTTTACAGAAGATATTGTGCCTAACCTATCATCTTCAACTTTAGGTGGTATACTTTTGAACCATGGGGGTACAACTTTTTTAGAAGGTACTGGAGGAAGTACAATTTGATCAGGAAAATCATGTATTAAATGGAATTTAATTGTTTTGTTTGTGGGCATAGCCTACCTATGTGTTTGGGTTAGTAAATGAGGACGGAACATCTTCTATTGAATCAACAATTCTACCACAATCACACACGTCACAGGAACAAGATTCACAATCTGGTGCGTAGCAATGGCACGAATGACTGCAAGTTTTACAAGTTTTTTCCTCTATACCCATTCTTCTGTAAGTCCTAAGTCTTTAAGTGAGCAATTCTGCTTATCATTCAAAATCCAAGAAAGTTCTTGAATTAATCGAGTATACCACATCTTATCGTATTGATCGTGTGCCTTCTCACGGTCTTCTACAAGCTGTGCAATTCTAGCATTAATGTAGTCATCTGAAGAATATTTAACTACTCGTCTCATGCTGCTACACTAACTTCTTTAATCGTTGATAAAGGATTCATTGGACTTACGCCCAACATATTTCCCCATGCTTCGTAATAGTGTCTCATTCCAACTTCATCATGAATTGTAGAATTTTCATGTCTACCGTGTAAAATGTTTCTCGATTCGGTACCTTCTCTCATGGTCGTACCTTGACCCGCAACGCCGATAAGATCTTCATGTAGATTGCGACCGAATGGACCCCAAATAGAATTATGGTGTTTTATTCTTGTTTGTCTTTCTTCTGGCGTATCTTTCTTAAGACCGTAGCCTCTAAACTCAATAAGTACTTTATTTGGCCCAAGAGGTGTTACCGAGTCTGAACGATATGCGGAACCACGTAAGTTGAAGTTAAATCCAGGGAATAAATCAACCATATACCATTGATTTGGTGGAAGATTAGGAAAACTAAGATCTCCTCTATCTTCAAACCCGTCATACTCTTCATAGTTAACAGTAAAGCTGCTAACATTAACATGCCCATTTTCAAAAGGAATGTTCTTTCTAGCAAAGTATTCATCATTAAACCCTGATACACGATTAAAATAGTGCATAAAGTCATGATAGAATTCACTGTTGGTATCATGCCATAGTTTGTAGTTGGTATCTATTACCGCTTTGTGATAATGAAACACTTCCATTTCTTCTGTGTCAATAGCATCTGCAATACAATCAAATGCTCCTGCTGTCCACTGATCTACGCTACAGTCTGGACTAGGATCTAGTGTTACCCACACCATACCACCATGATAAACTTCACAGTATAGTTCTTTACCAGCAGCTTCGTTGCTGCTCATATTGCCTGCTACTCTATGGATGTTTTCTCCAAGATATGCTTTAACACCTTTGCCTGTATTCCAAGCAACTACACGTTGTCCCGCAATTTGAGTTGTACGGAAGTCACCTTGCTGGTACATCTCTGAAATGTGACACATAGGAACCCACACCTTTGAAAATATTTCTTCTTGTTCACGTAAATAAATTTCATGGTTATTATAACATTCGCTACTAATGTATTCTACCTTTGGAGTTTTAATCCAGTTACTATGATTACGTGGTGGCATTTAACTAGCCTTTCCTATATTTTTGACTCTTTGGAGGCGATTTTTTAGATCCTGAAGGTCCGGCCCAATAGACTTTATCAGCCCAGTAAGCTGCTGACATTTTTCCTTTGGCGATGTTGCGACCGTGCCTTGCTTTAAATGATCTACGTGCCTCTGGAGAATAGTTGTGGCCCATAGAAGAGTCTCCAAAGTGTATAAGTCGCACTTTGTCACCTTCTTTGGCGAGTACCATGCCCTTCTTGCCTTCTCTGTTTGATCGTCTTGGTTTATTGAATCCATCAAATTTTGTTCCTCTGTAATCAATTTTACCACTAGGTAATCTCTTCACTCCTGGGTATTTTGCCATCGTATCTATCCTTTATTTCATTAACAATTTGCCACTGTCTATGGGTCAATTGTGGGTATTTGTTTTGTGCTAACATACACCCAAGTATAAAGTCTTTTTCAGCATCCGTCAAAGCTTGTTTATCAAAAAAATCCTTCAAAGGTTTTCTTATTCTTCGTGTACTAGAAGTCAATGTCTTTACCTTTACTTTCCCAAGTTTTATAACGAGTAGGTTCAGGACCTTTTGGGCCGTTATCTTCGAAAGGGTGTGGTTCTGGTAAAACAGAATCACCAGTATCACTAGGGATATCATATATAAAAGGATCAAGTTCCATCAATTGTTTTTTCTTACTCTGAAATTCTCGCTCGAATTTCCAATCCTCATATTTATTGAGTAGCCAACTTATCATATTGTAGTCTCCTATTTTTTAGTAGAGGTAAAAAGGGTACAGCATCTTGTTCAAAAATAACAGGGTCTGCTCCATCAATAGTCATGACAATTGCTATGTTTCTAATTCCTGTTCCGTACATCTCATTATGTGCTACAGCATATGCACATCCTTGAATATAATAGTCTGTAATTTGTTTAGTAGACTTTTTCTTTTTTGATGTTTTGAAATCAATAATAGTAGGCTTGCCTTTCCAAATACCTACCATGTCACAACGTCCAGCATAACAATACTTATTTGACCATAGCACTTGTTCTTGACCCCAGATCTCTTCAATACCTCGCTCAGTCGCCCTAATTAAATCACGACTCATCTGTCTGACGTCTAATCTCTCTTGACTTAATTCTTGCCAAACGTCTTCCCCGTTGAAATGCTTTTCTGCATATTCGTGAACTAAAGTGCCTCGATCTGTAGCTTCTTTGGAAACCCGACGAGCTTCTTCCTCTCCTACTCTCTCTATCCATTTTTGCAACCAAGTGTTATCTGAAGTTTTTCCAAGTATAGTAGTAATTGATGGATATGATCCGTCAGGTGTGTGATAAGTACGTCCAGTAGGTAGTGTATCAGTATCTACCTCAGTCGTGTAGTTGTACTTCCCTTTTAAAATCGTCCACGGTGTTGACAATAGGTTTTCCTTTCGCATTCAAGCTAGTATTAATTAAAATGGGATACCCATATTGTCTAGTTTTTTCTAATACTTTCCAAAGATACGCATTAGAAGAGCCAGTAACAGTTTGAAGACGGGCAGTATTATCATGAGTTTTAAAGTTACCGCTAGTAATGTCAGCAACAAATAACATTTCTTTAGAATGTTGATAAACTTTAAAATAATTATCAGCTTCTTCAATCTGACAAACAGGGGCATAAGGTCTCCAAGAATCAGTATCTCTCCTCTTTATACGATTTAATTCTTTAATATTATCATCAGTGGGAGCACATAGCAAAGATCTATTTCCAAGAGCACGAGGACCGAACTCTGCACGTCCCTGTATTACAGGAACAATCTCACCCTTAATAATTCGATCTGCACATTCATCCGCTGTAATATCATTGGAAGAGGAAACACCTAAATAAGCGTTTTCCCAAAGAGGTCGAGTAATAAGAGCAGCAGCTCCTAACGCACACCCCGCATCGCCAGCTGCTGGTTGGATAGCTATATGTTTAAAACCAGAATTTTTCAAAAGATAAGTATTAGCAACACAATTTAAAGCAACACCTCCGGCATATGCTAGATTAGTTAACCCAGTTTCTTTTTGAAGCCATGTTGTAAGAGAGAGTAGTATATTTTGAGTAACTTGTTGTACAGAAGCTGCGATATCCCAATCTAGAGTACCGGTACCTACTCCGCGTTCTAAATTATGTAAAAAAGTATAGTCGCCGTCAGCGTTATAGTCTACAACTTTTTGGTTTATCCAAGATGTCCATTTAGGTTTTCCATAAGCAGCAGCGCTCATCACCTTGCATTCGTCGCTTAGAGGTACAAATCCCAACAAACGAGTAGCACTAGAATAAAATAAACCAATAGAGTTTGGATAACGAAATCTTTTGATCCATTCGATTTGACCATTTTTATAAACTCCTAACGAAGTTGAATAACGGTTGCCTACTGTATCTACAACCATTATAGCACACTCTGTCCAATCAGTAGTTAAAATAGAACTCATAGCATGAGCTTCATGGTGGTCTACTAATACAGGGCGAGCTCCTG